GCCGTAGTTGAATAATTTCAGCAATGAAAATGGTTAGTTTTCAACGAGGATTGACAACTCACTATAATCCTCGTGATTAGACATTGGACAGTTGGCAAGGGACATAGAACTAAATCTCTGCTCAAGCAGTATCTGGGTGTCAGGCAAGATGCCAAAAGCCAACCAAAAGCTATATCGGGATTCTGGGGTAACATCCCGTTGAGTACCACTAGCCTTTGGTACCAACCTCCACAGACCACTGCCATACACCTCATCAAGTGTTGTCTCCCTTTTGCCAACTTTAAGAGAACTCTCAGGGAACATGCCATAGAATTGACTAAAAATGGGTAAACCCACAGTTAAAGCTTTCCCACCTTTGTGCATGGCATTATGCCACAGTGCTTGAGTGCGAGTATTGGAAAGATCCAACGTTGAAGTTAAATCCTTACTCAAACAAACTCGAGGGTCACGTGACATACGATACCCCACCCCATCAAACACAGGGTTTGTTTGGCAAAACTGAATCTGCTCAAACTCGTACACAGGTGCTTCAACTTTCATTGTATAACCCATTTCTGTGAACCAGGTTTGGAGTGACCTAATCTTTTTCAATTCACGGCTTTCCATGTATACTACACAATCATCACCATTGTTAGCTAGCCGGAATTTGGTCACCTGAACGCTCTTCAAAAACGTCCATACCATGGCGCACATTAACAGGCAGTTGCCGGATGAGGTATTCATGTCTCCGGACATGCGACATCCGCGCGTGGCATATTTGATCTTCCCTTCATCGAGATATCCCTTACCAATATTGTCCAGCTGCCAACCTAGTAATCGTCGAGTGCCAATCTTGTCAGCTACCATCATGTTCCAAATGGAATGTTCCCACTCTAACATTTCTCGTGAACAGTGTTGATCAAAACGTGAAGCATCGAGCCCAATGGCAACGGGACGCTTAAACTCATCCCACATGTCTCGCTTAGCCTTTGCCATACCGATGCAATCATAACCTTTCAACACTGTTGGTCCACCAAAGATATCATCAATTAAGTGGAAGAGGGGTTTCTCCAAATGCTTAATGTGCTTGCCCAAAGAGGCACCGTAACGAAAACTCCTAGGCTGGATGACTCGGGGACAAGGGTCAACTTTGGCACTAAAGTTTATTTTCTCTACTTTAACAAAAGCGGTAATGTGTGCATCCCTCGGAATAACTGGATCCCTTACCAGTGAATCGCAAGCATCCTGGTATCTTTTCTTCTTAGACCCGGAGTACATATCAACGAATTGCTGATCACTCAACGGATGAATTGGAAAAGAAGAATCATTTAAGATTCGTTCCCGAAGTTGCTTTTGAAACGAATGCAACACTCCGAATATATAGCCCCTACTCCTAGGTTGTGGAGGTTTAGTTAAACCACCACGACCATCGGGAACAAACAAAACTCGTTCACTAATTGCGCGAGTTAGGTTGTTTAGGCTGTTCCTGTGCGCTCCGAAACGCACATCAGAACATATACCACTGTAACGATAGTAGTATTTATACCTTTCCTTGGTGGTGATCCTAGGAGTTGCTACCATCCCACCGATTGAACCATGATTGGTCTTGGTTTCAATCATTGGTAGCCTCCTTAGGCACCCCTATTGACTTCCGTCAAGCCCGAGGTACTCCTGGGCCTCACGGAGTTCATTCACCACTAGCTTATCAACTGCATCAAGGATTATGGCCTGGGCACGAGGTTTAAAATACATTGAGACCGCCACTCGATAATCTCTTACCGCGTGGGCCACCCGCATGCCAAGGCCAATCCCTTTTGGTGCCACCATATAGTCTCGAATAACTTTCTCAACCACCAATCGGTTGGCGACGTTATCCTTGAGCAACCCAACCTTCATTTCAGCAAACTGAACCGCCTTAATGATGGCTGGCATACCGTGGTAGCGAAGTCTCTTCTTCAATTTTTTGGTTTCAACAGAGACCTGTAATAACTCAAGAGGGTCGTCTACATCATCAACGGAATTGACCACCTCAACAAGGTCTTTGCGAATACTCCGCAACACTTGTTCGGCTTTCCATTTCTGATAATAAACCACACCCACTCCAATCGCTGCGGGTACTAAAATTGCTAGACTCTTGAGAAACATTTTGACGGCAATGGAACCGGAATAGTGG